CGACCGAAGTCGGGTCCGTGCCCAGGATGCCGGTGAAGTTGCTGGCGTGCTGGTAGCCCCACTTCGCGCACCGTCGATCGATATCCTGGGCGATTGCGGCGCTTGCCGGGTCGAGATAGTTCTCGCGCAGTTCCGCTTCCGAGCGTTCCAGCTTGACGGCCCGCTCGTAGTCATCCCATTCAAAACCGACCTGGATCCACTGGTCGAGAGCGATCGACGTGGTGATGCGGTTGATCGCCTGCGGGTTGTAGGCCATTTGGTCGGAGGTTTGGAATCTCTGCGGGAATTTCACGGCGATCGAAGAGCCGGGAGCGAATTCCTTCTCGAAATCTTTCTCCCAGGATCGATTGAAGTATTCGGCAACCACGAGTTTGTTGAGTAGCAATCGGAGAATCTCCATGCTCACCCAGCTCGTGTTCGCAAAGGTGTTCGGCATTGTCTATTGACCCCTGAATCGGGCGATGTCCGCGCGGTTCCGCGCTTCGCGGAACGTCGTGAAATCGCCCTTCTCCACGGCACGCGCCACCTCATCTGCTGGAGGCCCGGCATTCCCGGATACCTGCCGTGCGGGCGGCGGCGCGTTGCTTTGTTTCTTTCCTTGAGCGACGAACTTCCCGTCTCCATCTCGAGCGGGCTCGGACTTGCCGGCCTTCCCCAACTCCTCGAGCACCAGCTTCTCCACCAGGACCACCTTGCGGATGGCCGCTCCCGGGTCCGTCCTGCACTGCTCCGCAAAGTCCGCGAGATCGCTCTCGTCCTTTCCCAGTGCGTACAGAACGTCCACCAGTGCTTTCGATTCGTTGAGGATCTCCCGGATTGCGCCGGGTATGGCCTGGTCCTGGAAGATGGACTTGGCGGCGCCCACGATGGTAGTCTCCGCCTCCTCGCCGTACCGCTTCGTGGCTTCCGCCAGGCGCTCGGTCAGTTCCTTCTGCGCCGATTCCTGGCGTTGCCGTTGGCGGTCTTCCTCGACTGCGTGCCGAGCTTTGAAAGCAGCGAGGGCATCGTAATACTCGTCCCTCGCGTCCTCGTATTTCTCCCAAGTGTCGTAGTCTTCCTGCTTCGGCTTCTTCGGCGCGTCTCCATTGGCCGGCGCTTTTTCGGTGCGCTTCTCCGGTGGTGCCTTGGCCTGGTCCTCCTGTGCCGAGAGCCGCTTGAACGTCTTCAGCTCGCTGGGAGAGAGTCCCGCTTTTCTGAGATCCTCGAGAAGTTCATTCAGCCGCTTTTCCGCTTTCGACGGCGGCTGTCGCTCTGCTGCCTTCGCGGATTCCGACTCCGCGGCGGTGCCAGACGCCTGGTCGCCTTCTGCTTCGCCTTTCGGCTTTGCGTCGGATGGTGGTTTCTTTGCGGGGGCCGATTCCGCGGGCGGCCTCGAGCCGTATCGCCACTCCTGGTACGCTTTCGGGTCCGTGGGGACCGTGTACGTCTCAGGCGCGGCTACTGGCTCTGTTGCTGGAGCGGCGGTAGACGGGGCCGCCGCAGGGGTCACATTTTCGTCTGCCATACAGTTGGGTGCGCCGATATCGCTCGTCGCCAGCGAGGGGTACTGCTTATTCTTCGGCTGGCGCCTGGCCTTCGATCGCCTGCGCCTGCTGTGCCTGAGCTGCCTGAAGTTCCAGAGCGTGCTGCTGTTCTGCGGCCTGAGTCATCTGTTCGTGCTGCTGCTGCGCGGCCTGTGCTTGCTGCTCCTGCGCGGCCTGAAATTCCCGCTGCTGCATATCGCGGTCGTGCTGCTCCATCTGCGCCCACATGTCCCGCACGAATGCCTCGCGCTCTGCGAGGTTCTGCGCCTTCGTGGTGATCTCGGCCTTGGTGATATCCGCTTCGATCTTCATCTGCTCGATCTTGAGCTTGTACTCGTTGTCGATCACGTGGGCGTCGAGCTTCTGCTGGAGGGCCTTGACCTCTTCGTCCTTCTGCTTCCCATAGGCGTCGAGGGCCTGCATCTGCTGTTGCGCCTGCGCCATCGCGGCCTGCACCTGGGGCGGGATCGGGGGCTGGTCCGTCTCCGTGGGCGAGATGATCTCCGCCATCTCGTCGCCTTTGGGTCCGAGTTGTTTTTGCTGGATGGCGAGAGAGAGCAGCTTCGCGGCCTGCGGCGGGGACACCGGCAGGTTGCCCAAGTTGGCGACGAGGATGTCCAGGAACTCGGAGGCCGCCTGGCGGGTCGAGTCGTTCGACGGGCCGGCGCTGATCGTGATCTCGTGCCGGCCTGGGCCGATGCGGTGCTGCTCTTCAATCTGGGTCTTCTGGTCAAGATACGGCGCCCGGGTGTTTAACCTGACGACCTTCGCCGTCTCATCGGGCAACCGTATCCCAACCTCACGGTCCTCCGCATCGTAGATGGTGGGGATCCATGAGTCGATGATGCGGCCGGTGAATGCTAAAGCCGCTTCAAATTTGTCGACGAAGGTCAGCGTGCCGATCGCGGACTGCTGGTGGATCCGCTCGAGCGCGACTCCGGACTTCTGGTTGTCCCGCTGCGCCGCGGTCGGCAGCGGCGAGATGCCCATCGCACTCTGGATCGCCCTCCTGCATGAGTCTTTCCCAGCCTCATACGCGATCGTGTTCGGCGTGAACTGGTTCCGCATCGGAAACGGCAACATCTGCCCGTTTGCCGTGTCCGGTATCGGATCGACCTGCACGTAGGCCCGCGGGATTTTGGTCAATAAATCCCACGCCTCTTTGTCCGTTTCAAATTGACCCACGTAGCCGATGAACGGCGCTTTCGGGCTGAGGCCGGCCTCCTCCATCTGCTGGCTGCACAGGTAGGCCAGGCTCATTTGCGGATCCCGCGCCAGCCGGATCATGGAACTGATCTGCCGCGCCGGGCCGCGCCCCTTGTCGACCCACCGCTCAATGCCGATAAACGGAATGATCGGAGGGCACTCGCCGGGCTGTTCGTTGCGCTCTAAAATCTCGACGCCGTTCGTGATGTACTGGACGACCTTGCGCTGCTCTACCTGCCGCGTCCGCCGCTTGTTCCACTCGCGGTTGATCTCGACGCGCCAGTATTCCGCCACCAGCACCGTCTGCTCCCCGATCCAGTCCTGTGCAACGCGCCGGTCCTCCTCCGCGAAGTCGCGGACCTGGGCTTTCGGGAATTGCCGCTTGAATTCTTCCTTGGGCAGTAGGTCGAGCACGAATACCGCACGCGCATCCGACCAGTCCGCTTTTTTGCAGGCCGGGTCATAGAGAACGCTGTCCGGGTTCGGGATGTTCTGAATCCGGATCTCCTGGTCGTCATTGGCGTCGACGTCCTGCGACACATACTCGTGAGTGAGCCGAATGAATCCGTAGCCGCCCTCGAGCATCGCCTGATAGGCCGTCAGGTACGCGCCCTGCGCCTGGCTGCGGTACTCGATCGAGCGGATGAGGTTCTGCGCCAGCTCCGCGGTCTTGTCGTCGGACCCGTTCCCCGCCGGCGCACAGGCGATGCCGCGCTTTGCGGCCCGCATGTTGCCGATCGCTCCGTTGACGTACTGGGTGAGTTCGTCGTGGTTGATGCACGGGCGGCCTTGGTCCTTGCGGGCCTTGCGGTCTTCACTGGTCCAAGGATCACCGGAAATGAAGCGCAGATCTGTGGCGCGTTCCTCCCGGGCCTCGCGCCAGGCGTCGGTCCACTCCCTATACCGGTCGCGGATTTCTTTGAGGAGATCTTCGTCTTGTGAGACCGGTTCCTCGGTCTCGACGTAGTCCACCGATGATGCCATCAGTTATTTCGCAATGCAGGGCACTGATCGCAAATCTCAAAGCCCGTGCCGGCCGCGTCCAACCCGTACGTCCAGCCCGCGGCCCGGGCGGCGGCGATCGCATCGGCCCGCCTGCTGCCGTGGAACGTCTCCTCCCGGGTACAGGAACGGCAAGTCAGCGTCAGGTGGTGCTTCGTGATCGCGCTCTCGACGAAGTCCTGGATCAGGGACCGCAGCTCCGTCTCTTCCTGCGTGCGGATGTCCTGCACCCGGAACGGCTGGAACCTGCCCTGCTCGTCCAGCGTCGGAAGCTGCTGGATTTCCGCCTCCATCCCCAGCTCCGAGATGTAGACGTCGAGCGGCCGCGGCGTGAATGAGAGGTGCGGCCGCACCGCTTCGTACATGTCCCGGCGCAGGTCCCGGTCGCACCGGTTGATGATCTGCTTCAGGTGCTCGTCGTCGTCGATGAAGAATGCCAGTTGCTGCACCAGCCCGTTCGGGTCATCCAGAGTCGCCAGCCCGCGGTTCCCCAGGTAGTGATTGATCATTTTCCTGTTCTGGATATTCACGGGTTACCGCCGTTTCGTGATCCGGTCTGCCTTCGCGATGATCCGGTCTGCGGCCGCGGGCGTGATGCGGGGGCTGCTCTTCTTTTCGTGCTTCTCCTGCATCCGCCGGCCTTTTTCGGTCTCTTTGTTCCCCTTCATCGCGCCGATCGCGTTCATCGTGCCGTACACCGCGGCGTCGTTGTTGGGGTATTCCTTCTTCAACTTCTCCTCTAGAAATTTCGGCAAGGTTCAACCTCCATTTCCCTCTTCGGGCTGCTGCTCGTCTGGTGGCGTGACTTCCTCGGGATCCGGCTCGTCCGGTTCCGGCACATCCGGCGACGGGTCCGGTTCAACGTCAGGCTGCAGGATTTTCGGCATACGTCAGCTCCATGCGCTGATCACCGGCCGCGGACGCTGCTGAGTGGCCGGCGGTTGCTGTTTCGGGGCCTTGATGCCTACAGCAAACATTCTGAAGGCATCGCTCCCATGCGATGCAAAATCGTGAATTGGTTCCCGGGTCCGGATGCCCAACTCTTCGCGATCGCCGTACCGGTAGTGCCTCAAAGCGTTGAGCCCCTCGGCGCACTTTTCCCCGTCGAACCAGCACTGCGGGAAGATCGTGCGTGCTGCATTGATGCCATCGACAAGCGAAAGTCTGGGAACAATCTGTACCCGCATCCCCGTGGCCCGCATCAGCTCTTCGACTGACTTGCCCGTCCCCAGCTGCCGCGCCCGGCCGTCATGCGGCAGGTAGTGAGTCCCGTAGATGTACTTCCGCTCCTGAAGCTTTCGGAGGTAATACGGCAGCCCCTGCCCCTCGCACTCTTCGTAGTCGATCAACCGGTACTCGAAAGGGAAGGCCTGTACAAACCAGATCGATGTGCTGTCATCGACGCCGAGATCCCAGAACGTGTGGACCGGTCGCGTCGGATCGTACGGAACTCGAGTGACCCGGTTTGCCGCGTCCATCTCGCGGAGTTGGACCGCGTACACGGCGCCCTCGGTGATATTGATGCAGGCGCCCTCCCAGACGTGGTTGTAAGCGTCCGGGTCCGTTTCTCTGAGGTGCTCCATCTCCTTACGCAGCACGTCCGGAAACCAACGGTTGTTGCGCCAGGTCACCTTTCGGACGACGGAGCCGGGCGGCGGCGGCTGTACCACGAATGTCTGGTGGATGCAGTCGGTCTCGAGCGCCGGGTTGTACGAGATCCAGATCTCCGAGTTTTCGCGGCG